GCGATGAAGAACCTGAGGAGGCTGTGCCACCGCCACCAGTTGTAGCGCCGCCAGTGGTATCCACTATATTGCCACCCGTATTTCTAAAACCACCCCCACCTGTTCTAACGGACGTGGTGTTTCCCACAAGAATTTTCCCTCCATGACCTAATGCCCAACCACCTCCACCTGTCCAACCACCTCCGGTGGCGTTTGTCTCAACATCCCCACCATTGCCACCGACACCAAAATAAGAACCTGACGCACCGCCCCCAGTTTGACAAGTACCCAAAGTAGTACCTGTTTTTGAACCGCCTCTACCGCCATCATTTGTAATTACACCCCGCAAGCCCGATGAGGCTGTCCCAGTTCCGCCAGCACCGCCAGCTAAGGCGGCAGCGTCACTTCCCTGTCTAACACCACCCGAGCCACCGGTGGCTGTCAAAATAGAACCAAAAGAGCTTGTTCCACCAGAATTGCCAGCTACGTTAGCTGTTATTTTACTTGCACCACCAGCGCCAATTGTGATTGTTGGAAGCAATTGCCCAGGGACAACATCAATAATCCCAAAGACAAATCCCCCACCACCGCCACCAGTTGCTTGCTCGTTGCTGTAAACAGCGCCACTACCGCCTGCACCAAAAACAGCTACGCCCATTTGATACACGTTTTGCGGCACAACCTCTGTTGAAGTGGTTGCAGTGATAAGCTTAAAGTTTGCCCATTGAGGTGGAGCAACTCGGGTTGCTTGATTTGGCGGCAACCCATAGCCGTACATACCTTGATTCATTAGAAGTCACCTCCATAAGCAGTTACTCGGACACCTGTTTGCGTTATTGATGTGGTAGCTCGTAAGGAATAGCCTGTTGGCAATGTCAGCGGCATGATGTTTGCATTGCTGTTACTAGACAAAACAGCCGCAAATGCTGGCACTGTTGTGCTTGAAGTGACAACTTGCACCGGCACTTGTTGCCACAAAATGTAGTTTGTACCATCGTAAATAAACAAGTTAATCAAACTTGCCACAGTTGTAGCTACAGCTTGAATATCAATGTAATCAATGCGAGTGCCTGATGCGCCAGCCGTGACAATCGTACCGACTGTTGTTGGTGCAGTCAGAGATGTATCTGCCGTAGTTAAAGTTGCCGACCCAAACTTCGGGGTCGATGCGTATTGTGCAGTTGCTGCCATGGTTGCTCCTTAAATTAAGGCAATTGAGAAAGAATTCATTGTAGGTGCGGCAGATACGCCTTGATACTGCGTTACAAAGCCTTGCGCTCCACCGGCTGGCGCAGCCGTTGACTGCCAAGTTGTTCCATTGGATGTCAAGACATTGCCGGTTGTGCCAGGCGCTACAAATGATGGCGTTGACGTTCCATTACCCAAGATGACATTGTTGGCTGTAAGGGTAGTTAGACCTGTACCGCCTTGAGCCACAGTGACAGTGGATGCCTGCTTAATCAGCTTTCCTGATGTCCCATCAAAGGCAACCAAGTTGCTGTCTGTTGCAGAGGCTGGTCCAGCCACATCGCCAAAACCGCTACCAACAGCAGTCAGCGTCTGATTAGGCCATGTGCCAGTAACGACAAGCGTTGCACTACCAATAAGACTAGGTGTCGCCGTTCCTGTACCGCCATTAGCTACTGGAAGAATACCAGTGACGCCAGTGGTTAAAGGAAGTCCTGTGGCATTGGTCAGCACAGCCGCAGAGGGTGTACCCAAGGCTGGTGTCACCAAGGTAGGCGAATTAGTAAATACCAAATTGCCTGTGCCGGTTTCATCTGTTACAGCCGCCGCCAAGTTTGCGCTTGATGGAGTCGCCAAAAATGTAGCTACACCAGTACCAAGACCGCTGACACCTGTTGAGATCGGCAAACCTGTGGCATTTGTCAACACGGCGGCAGATGGTGTTCCAAGGGCAGGAGTCACCAGCGTGGGGCTAGTAGACAACACATTGTTGCCAGTACCTGTACTTGTACCGACACCAGTACCGCCCTTAGTTACCTTTAACAGTGGACCAGCATCAAACAGGGCATCGATCAAATCAAGGTCGTTGTTGACCTTAGTACCCCATGTATTGGAGCTTGCACCAACCTCTGGCTTAGTCAGCAGTAGGTTTGTGGTGGTGGTATCTGCCATTTTTAATCCTTAACCAAAAGTTTTTGCGCGGGTTAAAAGTTTTCCACCGGAATTTGAGCCGCGATCATCGGCAACCTGTAAATCACTCAGCGCACGTTCATAAAGTGTTGTCCATACTGGAATTCTCGCATCATCTTGGAGGTATGGCGCAGCCTGTAAAAGTGAGCCATACAGATAGATGTCTGGACTTGACGTGATAAGGAAATTGGTTGCCACGCTTGCCGACAATTTAGTGAGCTTTGCAAAGTAAACAATCTCTGACGCATACGATGCGTCTGGTGTAGGCACAAAACGAAACTCACTGCCAACAACAGTGAAATACTTAGGTCTGCCGCTTCCAATGTCTATGGTTGACTGCTCATCCAAGGAGTCCATTGTCATAAACGTCATTGGCGTGATTGGATTTGTGCCAGTCAACTTCAGCGCCCTGACCTCCAAGAGATCAGCCGGTATTGACTCAAACTCAGCGTCAATCGTCAAAGTTGTTCGCGTCAGCATTTGACGTGTACGCAACTGACGTTCAATTTGAGCCTCGGCCAAAGAGATGAAGTCAGGAATAGTGGCTGTCAAATCTGTACGATTCAGCCAATCCGCAATTGAAGTCTTCAACTCATTGTATGTAGTTAGTGCCATTAGACAGCCTCTTTTTCCAGCTCTTCTTTCATTACCCAAGTATGGTCATGCTTGAATTCAAACATTCCAATGTGACCGATCTGCTTGCTTACATCGTGATCAATCCATATCTTAAAGCCTGCCTCTCTAGCTTTATTACAGAAGAAAACATCTTCCCCAATGTAGCCGCGTTTGTCATGCCTCCAAGGTGTCTCAAACCAAGGCTCGGACAACGCCGCAAAGACATTGGCCTTGATCAGCATCACGCCCATGCCAACTGAGCCAACCTCTTGCAAGCCAGTTGATTCGGGCATCGTATATACCAACTCACGCTCGCCATTTTCTTTGTAAATCTGCGCGGTTGGTCCTGTTGGCATACGGCGTCTGGCGCAGTTGGTAGCCACAATGTCCAAGTCATGCGCCAGCAAACGCTCAATCATGTCCTGTGGAAACCGCATATCTGAATCAATAAAAAGCACATGAGTGCATTTTTCACGCATCGCATCCAAGCACAATTCAGCTCGCTGATTGGCAATCAAAGTGCCTTGCGAGATTTTTAGGCTGACGGCGTCATTAGTGTTTAGCGTGTGATACGCCACCATATTGACTAAGTCATAGGTAAACATGGTGTGAACCATGTCTCGTGCTGGGGTTGCTAATGCAATGTATTTCATACTTGTCCTGGTCGTACTCGGAAAAATCTATTCTCTGGATCATTAAGCCAACGCTTCATGTAATCCTGATCATCCAACTTGCCCTCTGCCTTGAGCTTTGAATATATAGACATGGGAATGCTTGCAACGCGGTGAAACTCACCTTTCCAGCCAGCTCGCTCATCAACCATGTTGAATTCTTGCTTGTTCTCTTCAATGATGTCAGTTACATCCTGTTGCGTCTGAATCGTTGCCTCATCAGTCTCAGGGTTGTAGTGCCAGTAGCGTGTGATGCCCTGATCTTTGTCTTCGCTAAATATTCTTTTTTCCATGTAAAAAAGGGGGGATTTCCCCCCCCTCTTCCTTTGCTTCGTTTAAGAAGTTACCAAGTCTGCTGCCAGACCATGAGCGTTTTCTGCCAACACTTTGTGGCCCCATTCGACCAAAAGCATACGCTTCTCAGCGTCACCAGTCTTTGCCAACTCAACTTGTTGGTAAGGACGCAGGACAGTCATCTTTGCGTACTCAGGATCAAGCACCCATGCATCACGCTCGCGCTGGAAGCGATTGGGGACTACTTGAACTTGACCAAAATCGCTGACGTAGATGTCGGCTGCACCAATAATGGTTGCAGGACGATCACCGCCATTGATGTTGTAGCGAGCAGATGCGATGCCAGAGAAACCTGACACGCGTTGCTTGTTCACTGGACCAACCATCAAAATCTTAGGTGTGCCACCTTGCGCCCATGTCTTTTGAATCACATTCTTGAGAATGGTTTCAGTGAACGTGCGGACTGTGCCGTCAGTGCGAGCTGAGTTAGGCAAAGTGGTGTAGCTAGGATTGACGCCGTTGGTGGTGTCATAGTCGACGTTGGTCTTGATGAAAGCCTGCAAAGAAGCAGTCACGCGAGCTGTGGTGGTGTTACCGGCAACAGCAATGCCGCCGTTCAACATCACAAACTCTTGGTCACGCTTCAATTCAGAACCGCGCTTGGCGATCTGATAGGCCAACTCAGAGCGGCGGCCTGCTTTGTTGACCACTTCTTCAGTGTTCGACAAGACGATAGTCTTGCGTGAAATCTGAGCGTAGTTTGTCAAACGAACAGTAGC